TTCGCCACTTGCGAGTTGTGTCTATAGAAGTTCTTGAACACGATGCCGTCTGATCGGACCTCGATCCAGCCGCAATCGACCAGCGATCTGCTGACAGATTTCGTACAGCAAATGTCGTCAATAATCGCCACCGTGGTTTCTGGGCAGGTCGTGCAATTTTCTTTTTGCGAGACTGTGCCATCAGCAGCATCCCTTTTCCTCCCCTTTATCGGCAATCGCCACAGAAAGAGTTTACGGAAGAAGTGATGTAGATGCCACATCATCGACACGGAAAAGATTTCACATCCCAATTTGCCCCCATTTTCGCATCCTGATTTGACTGATGAACAAACATGATGTATGATAGTTGCACGACCAGCACGCAAACGACACATGGAGGATTGATCAGTGGCACACCAAAGTCAGGATTATGTTGTCCCGGTTCGGCTCGAAGCATCCATCCGCAAGCAGATCCAGAGGATCTGTGCCACTAATGGCTGGACGGTCAACTCAGTCATGAACGCCGCCGCGATCCTGTTCGGCGCGCTGCCTGACGCAGAGCAGCTGCAGGCGATCCAGAGCTTCACGCGGCTCGGCGAGCGATACAAGCGCCATTCACAGTCTTCCCCTGCCCCCGAAACGGCCGCCCCCGCGACCGGCCGTTCCGGGGCGGGTTCTATCGGCTCTGAGGAGTCGGGCTGCTCGTCTGGAAGCGACCAGCCCTCCCCTTGATCAGTGTGTCACTGACGCGGCATCGGTGCGACGTTCGCGCCGAGCTTGAGCAGCGAGGGGTCCGCGCGGTGACGTGTCTTGCGAAAGCCCGGGTGGTGTCTCGCCCGGGCACATGCGGCCGTAGTTCAATTGGCAGAGCACCGGATCTTACATCCGGCGATCCAGGTTCGAGTCCTGGCGGTCGCAGTGGTGTGCAGGTCATTTCAATCGCCGCGAACGCGGCAAGGAGAAGCAACGAGGAGGCATTCCTTGCCGATTACGGAAGCCCAACGCAAGCAACGGCGCAAGTTCATCGGATCATCGGACATGGCGGCCATCCTGGGCGTGAGCCCGTGGGCCACGGCCTACGATGTCTATCTCGAGAAGACCGGCAAGCTCCAGGAGCGAGAGCCCAGCGAGGCCATGATGGCCGGCACGTTCCTCGAGGAGGGCATTCTGCTCTACGCGGAATCACAGCTCGGCAAGATCGCCCGCAACCAGTTTCGCACGTTTCCCGACGCGTACCTCGGTGCCCACATCGACGCCCTAGCCATGGAGCGAGGCGAAGAGCCGGTCGAGAGCAAAAAGGTCGAGCTGACCAATCCGTCGTTCGACGCCTGGGGCGAGGCCGGCACGGACGAGGTTCCCGACGAGGTGATCATTCAGTGTCACGTGCACATGATCTGCCAGCGCAAGACCCGCTTAGTCTCACGTTGTCACGTCGCAGGGCTGATCGCTGGCCGGCTGGCCATGTACGAGGTGCCCTTCAACGCGCAGCTCGCCGACACCATCTGCGAGGCGGCCGTGCACTTCTGGGAGAAGCACGTGCTCGCGGACATCCCCCCGATCGACACGACGCCCTCGCTCGAGACACTGCGGCGCGTCCGCCGCGAACCGGGCAAGACGGTCCCGGTGGATCCGGCCCTCGTGCTGGCCTACCGGCAGGCCCAGGAAGCAGTCAAGGCAGCCAAGATGGACGAGGACCGGGCCAAGGCCGCCCTGCTGGCGGCACTCGGCGATGCCGACGGCGGGGACGCCGGGGACGTCGGCCTGGTCACCTACCTGACGCAGTCACGCAGCCAGATCGACTTGACGCGGCTGAAGGCCGAGCGGCCGGAGATCGCGGCGGCGTTCATGAAGACGACATCGTTCCCAGTCCTTCGGATCTTAAAACCCAAAGCCAAGAAAGGAAGCAAGTAAGACCATGGGAGAGCAGAACACCATGCCCGTGAAGCGGCAGGATGCCGGTGGCGACATGATGGCCTACGACGATGAGCGGCCGGCACAGGGTCGCGGTCCCGGGGCGGCTATCGAGATCGCCCAGACCCGGGCGGCCCAGGAGGTCCAGGCGGCTATCGTCATGGCCAAGCGGTTCCCGCGCGACCAGGTGGCCGCTTACCAGAGCATCATGGATGCCTGCAAGCGCAAGAGCCTGGCGGCCAAAAGCCAGTACGCCTACCCCCGCGGCAACGAGATGGTAAGCGGTCCGTCGATCCGCCTCGCTGAAGTCATGGCCCAGAACTGGGGCAACCTCGACTTCGGCATCATCGAGACCGAGCAGCGCGACGGCGAGTCCACCATGTGTGCCTACTGCTGGGATCAGCAGACCAACGTCCGGCAGACCCGCATCTTCACCGTCAAGCACGAGCGGCACACCCGGCGGGGCTCGTATCGCCTCACCGACCCCCGCGACATCTATGAGCTGTGCGCCAACCAGGGAGCCCGACGCCTTCGGGCGTGCATCCTCGGCGTGATCCCCGCCGACGTCGTCGAGGCGGCCATCGAGCAGTGCGACAAGACGCTCGCCGGCGACACCAAAGAGCCGCTGGTCGACCGGGCCCGCAAGATGGTCAAGTTCTTCGAGGAGCGGTACGGGGTGACCGCTACCCAGATCGAAAAGCGGCTCGGGCACCGGCTTGACGCCATCACGGAAACCGAACTGGTCACGCTCCGCAAGATTGCCACCAGCCTGCAGGACAACATGGCCAGCGTCGAATCGTTCTTCCCGCCCGAGCAGGCCCAGGCCGATCCGAGCAAGCCGGCCACGCAGGCCCTCGCCGATCGTCTCGCCGATCGTCTCGCCAAGGGGAAAGAGCCCGAGCAGGCGCCCAAGGATGAGCCCGAGGCTTCCGGGTCGGAGGGGCCAGTCAACCCCGAGGACGAGGTCAAGGCCGAACTCATCGAGTCGATCAAGGCATCGATCAATGCCTTGGGCAGCGCAAAGGCCAGTCCGATCCTGATCGAGCACGGTTTCGACGGAACACGACAGCCGTCGAACGCCTCGCTCGACCAGTTGCAGGCCCTCTTGGACGCCATGCAGAAAGCCATGGTCACGCCGCCGGCCACGGAGACCAATCAAGGCGAACTGCTTCCCGGTTACACGACCAAGAGCGAAGGCGGCAAGAGGAAGCGAGGAAACCCCGAACGGTTCACCCGATAGCCCTCAACCGAGGCGCCGCCGAGTAAGTGTGAGCCTCGCGAGCACTCGGCGGTCCGCGTCAGGATGACGCGTCGCATCCCGTCCCGGCCCCCGGACGGGCATCGCGAGGAGTGGGCAGCATGCCGGACGGCGTCACCTGCCGGGGCAGGAGGCCCGAAGTGGTGAGACAGCCGGGAGCGACCGGCGAACGGCCTGCAAGCAATGCCGTGTGACACAACGCGTCGCTTCTCACGGCAACGGGCTTATCGGGATCGTACCCCGAGCAGGCCAATCTGGAGCTGGCGGACGAGGCCCGGGGCTACGACCCGCACGGCCACCTGACCACGGAGGATCAGTAGGACATGACAGACATGCTTGAACTCAACCGCGAACTGGAACGAATCGACAGAGAGATTGCCGGTGCGGAGGCGCGGCTACAGGCCATGCGCGATGTGGCGGACGCGTATCACGCCAAGGGGGCACGCGCCCTCATGCTCGAGCAGGAGGCGGAGGACTTGCGGGAGGTCGGCCGGGACTACGACGCCGAGCAGGTGGCCAGGCTGGCCCGGCAACTGCGGGGCGAATGCGAGCACCGGGCCGCTCAGATGCGGTACGAGAGCCAGGCGCTGGCCGGCCTGCGGATGGAGCGGAAGGCGGCCGAGCGGAAGCTGAAGGGGGAGGCCGCCTAATGCCCAGGCCGTGCTCCAAGTGCCATCGCAATGTGGACTTCATCGCCATCCCCGGGCGTCGCGGCCTGACCTGCGTGGACTACGTGCTCGCCCTGGTGATGGTGGACGACGGCGGGGCGTGGATGGGCTGGGACAAGCGGACCATGGCGCCCGTTCACGGATGGGTGATGGACCGCACGAAGCCCCAGGAAGAGGTAGAGGCGTTCGCCAAGAGCAAGGGCAAGCGGCTGGCCTGGGTCTGGCGGCCCCACTTCCTCACGTGCGCGGCAAGGGCCCAGACGAGCCCGCCAGCAGCACCGCAGGCGTCAGGCCGGCCCGAGAGGCCTGCCAAGGCGCCGGAGCCCGTGGATCCTCAAGGAAGGCTGTTTTGAGGGAGGGAACCCGTGGCAGGTGATTGGATCAAATGGTGCAAGGGGCTGACGGAAAAGCCGGAAGTCTTTCGGATGGCCAAGGCCCTTGGTCTCTCCAGGAACGAAGTTGCGGCGAGGCTCATGAAGCTCTGGGAGTGGGCTGACGACAACGCGCCGCCGCAGTCGAAGCGGAAGGAAAAGGACGCCTTCATTCCCGGCATAGATGGTACCGCTATTGACGACATTTGCTGTACGAAATCTGTCAGCAGATCGCTGGTCGATTGCGGCTGGATCGAGGTCCGATCAGACGGCATCGTGTTCAAGAACTTCTATAGACACAACTCGCAAGTGGCGAA